AAAAAAGTTAATAACTTTATAGAATAAACTATACGAAAATCGGTATTTCGTATATTTATATGTACACACCGCGAGTAGGAAAAGACTCGTAAATAAAACCGTAAAACACTTAATAATTAACAATTAAATTTAAACACAATGGCATTAGACATTAACGCAATCCGCGGTAGACTGAACAAGCTACAAAACACACAAAGAAAATCTGACAATTTATGGAAACCAACTCCAGGTAAACATCAAGTTAGAATCGCACCTTACAAGTTCAACAAAGATAATCCGTTTATCGAACTTTATTTCCACTACAACATTAACAACAAAACTTATCTATCTCCGATGTCTTTCGGTAGACCTGACCCTATTGTAGAGTTTGCTGACAAACTTAAAAGAATGGGTGATAAAGAGGATTGGAAAGCAGCCAAGGCTATGGAGCCAAAGTTGAGAACTTTCGTACCTGTTATCGTAAGAGGTGAAGAGGGAGAAGGAGTTCGTTTTTGGGGATTCGGTAAAACTGTATATCAAGAAATCTTAGGTTATATCGCAGATCCAGATTATGGAGATATTACTGACCCAACAACTGGTAGAGATTTAACTGTTGAGTATATTTCTGCTGAAGATGCAGGTACTTCTTACCCAACAACTACAATTAGAGTTAAACCAGCTCAAACACCAATTTCAGAAGATGCTACAAGAGCAACTGATTTCATTGAAAATCAAACTGAGATTACTGAATTATATTCAGAGTTATCTTACGATGAATTAAAAGGTGTATTAGAAGGATGGTTAAACCCAACTGATGAGAGTACTAACGCTGGTACTCAATTTACATCAAATGAAACACTTGCTCCTAAAGCAACTGTAACAGAAACTACTCAACCAGTTTCTACTCCAAGTGAAGCAGAATCAGCAAAGAAAACTGATGATGTAGCTGCAGCATTTGATGATTTATTCAATAACTAATTAAACCAATTTTATGGCAAAGAAGAAAGACGAACAGGACTTAGCTAGTATCCTAGCGGATTCCTTAAACAAAAATTCCAAAGACCACAAGGTAGCATTTTTCCTCGATGATGAGGGTGCACCGACCAACGTAGATGGTTGGGTATCTACCGGATGTGCAATGTTGGATGTTGCTATTTCTAACCGCCCATATGGTGGGTTGCCAGTTGGTAGAATTGTTGAATTAACTGGTTTAGAACAATCAGGTAAATCACTTGTATCCGCACACCTCTTAGCTGAAACACAAAAGCTAGGAGGAGTTGCGGTACTAATCGATACAGAAACCGCAGTAAGTAGAGAATTTTTAGAAGCAATCGGTGTGGACGTTTCTAAATTACTTTATGTATCTGCAGATTCAGTTGAAGAAATCTTTGATATGACCGAAACCATTATCGAAAAGGTAAGGGAAACATCCAAAGATAGATTAGTAACCATTGTAACCGATTCAGTTGCTGCAGCATCTACTAAAACAGAACTTGCAGCAGATTATGGTAAAGATGGATACGCTACTGATAAAGCAATCATCATCTCGAAAGCGATGAGGAAGATTACCAATATGATTGGGAGACAGAAAATTTTATTAGTTTACACAAACCAACTTCGTCAGAAGATGAACGCTATGCCGTTCGGTGACCCTTGGACTACAAGTGGTGGTAAAGCTCTTGCTTTCCATGCATCTGTACGATTAAGATTAAAAGGTACCGGACAAATTAAAATGAAGGTGAATGGAAACGATAAGATTGTAGGAATGAAAGTTCGTGCACAAGTTGTTAAGAATAGAATGGGCCCACCATTACGTTCGACTGATTTTGAAATATTCTTTGATAGAGGAATCGATAATTACGGTTCTTGGTTAAAAGTAATGAAAGATGATAAGTTAGTTACTCAGGCTGGTGCATGGTATAAATATGTTGACATCGAAACTGGTGAAGAACATAAATTCCAATCTAAAGATTTCATTCCTTTAATGGAAGAGAATCTTGAATTAAGAGAACAGATTTATAAAAGAATCTGTGAATCTCAAATTTTACAATACAAATCAGATACACTTGATATTGATTCTATGGAAATTGATACGAGTGGAGCTGGAATGGATGACTAAAACTTAAACAATGAGAAACAAATTATTAGAAGCAACACGTAAACATGCCGAAGGGCATGTTGCAAAACATGTGGCAAATGTTGAAGTATATCTAAATCAATCAGTTGGTATTGGTGAGCATTCTGATATAATCGAGGCAATCGAATTAGAATTAGAACATATCGCTAAATACCAAGACCAGATTGAGATATTAGATTTATATTTTCCAACAGAAAAACACAGGTTATAATGAAAGAACTATACAAGAACATTTTAGAGTCAGTTGAAACTGATAGAACTCAGAATATCGATAAACACAAGAATTCTCGTGTGTTGATTATCGATGGGTTAAATACATTTATCCGTTGTTGGACTTCAATTCCAACTATGAATGATGATGGAGACCATGTTGCAGGTGTAACTGGTGTACTTCGTTCAATTGGATATGCAATCAGACAAACTCAACCGACTCGTGTTGTTGTAGTTTTTGACGGTAAGGATGGCTCCAATAGTAGAAAAAAAATCTACGGAGAATACAAAGCAGGTCGTGATAAAAACAAACTTCGAGTAAATCGTCAGTATGCTGATATGATGAATGAAGAAGATGAACGTGAATCAATGAAACGCCAATATATGTGGTTGATGGAAATGATGCACGAACTTCCGATTACAACTATGATATACGATGGTGTTGAAGCAGATGATGTCATGGCTTATATTCCTACCCAAATTTTAAAGGAAGGTGAACAAGCGGTAGTAATGTCAACCGATAAGGATTTTTTACAACTTGTCGATGAAGATACTATCGTTTGGTCTCCAACCAAAAAGAAGATTTATAACAAAAACAGAATCAAAGAAGAATTTGGATTAGACCCAAAGAATTTACTCCTTTATAGAGTACTTGATGGGGATAAATCTGATAATATACCAGGTGTATATGGTTGTGGTATTAAAACTCTTTTAAAGAGGTTTCCAGAACTAAAAGAGGATGTTGAGTTATCTGTGGAGGATTTATTTCAACTAGCAGAACAAAAGAAAGAAGAATCAAAAGGAAAAATTAAACTTTATAATGATATTCTTGAAGCAAAAAATCAAATTCTTATGAATGAACGGTTGATGCAATTAAAGGATGTTGATATTAGTGGTACTATTAAGATGAGTGTTTTAGATAGATTTAATGAGGAAATCAAACCTCTAAACAAAATCGATTTTCTAAAAGTTTGTGTTAAGTACAAGGTTACTGATAAATTTGGAGATTTAAATTCCTGGTTAAAAGATACATTCGGTAATTTAATTACTGATTAAATTTGGAGATACGAAAAATTATTCGTATCTTTGTATCAAAGTTATATAAATAGAGTCATACATGCAAGAAATAGATACTTTATCGAAATACGGGCAAAGTTTTCAAAGTAAAGTTGTTTCAGCATTACTAACCGATGGTAAGTTCCTCGATACGATCTCGGAAATTGCTCACACGAAGTTCTTCGAAAGTGAGGCAAATAAATGGATTGTTGGTGAGATAATAGAATACCATGAGTTGTATAAGAAACCACCTACATTAGACGTATTCAAATCACAATTATCCAAGGTAGACAACGATATCATTAAGAAAACCGTTGTAGACCAACTGAAACATGTTTATACCCAAATTGGACAACAAGATTTCGAATATGTTAAAAACGAATTCACAGATTTTTGTAAGAACCAAAACTTAAAGAATGTAATTCTACAATCAGTAGATTTACTCAAGGCTGGTTCTTATGATAGAATCAAAGATTTGGTAGATGCTGCAATGAAAGTTGGAACTGATGTAAATTTGGGTCACGATTACATTGAAGATTTTGATTCAAGAGCAAGTGAAGAAAAACGAGTAGTTATTGGAACTGATTGGGAACCTATCAATGATTTGATGGGTGGAGGATTAGGACCAGGAGAACTCGGAGTAGTAGTTGCACCATCTGGTGTAGGAAAAACATGGATACTCTCAGCAATGGGTGCATCCGCTGTACGGCAAGGTTTGAATGTGGTGCATTATAGTATGGAATTATCTGAACACTACGTTGGTCAGAGATATGATGTACTATTCTCACATATTCCAACTGCGGAATTAAAAGACAGACACGAAGAAGTTAAAAACAAAGTAAAAGGACTAAAAGGGAATTTACTTATTAAGTATTTTCCACCAAAAGGTGTTACAGTAAAGAAGTTACAACAACATATTGAGAAAATGACCTCAATGGGAAACAGGCCCGATGTTATCATTGTAGATTATGCAGACCTTTTACTATCTCATTCCAATAAGACCGACTCTACTTATGCGGAACAAGGTGGTGTTTATATTGACCTTCGTGGTATGAGTGGTGAATTGGGAATACCAATTTGGACTGCATCTCAAACCAACCGTTCAGCAATTGATAGTGAAGTAATCGAGGCAGATAAGATTGCAGATTCATATGCAAAGGTAATGAACGCAGATTTCATTATGAGTTTTAGTAGAAAATCAAAAGATAAATTGAATAACACTGCTCGTGCTCACGTAATGAAAAACAGATTTGGACCTGATGGGATTACTTTCCCATGTAAGATGGATACTTGGACTGGTACTATCGATATCTATGACGGTAATTCACCTGATGGAGTAATCGTTCAGAAACAAGCTGCAAGTGGACAATTAGAAACCAAAAAACTACTTCACAAGAAGTATGTTGAGAATATGGGATAATGATAAACTATGAATCATATAGTAAGTTTATTGAACATAATGAGTTAGATTTAGAATATCATAGAGTGACCCAAGATGTTTTTGGTAACCAAGATTTAGATTCTACTTTAGAAACTATTTTTCAATATCATCGAAAGAAAGGATTTCCTCACTATGATATTCCTACTCATAAAAGATTACAGCAATTTAAATCTTTACAAAAGTTCGATGAACAAACTTTATTTAAAGATGGTAAGATAGACCAGACAATGCATGGATTATCTCTTGCATGGACTTACTTTCCTCATTGGGTAGATGTAATATGTGGTTCGAGTAAATTATCTCCAATTGAATATTGGAATAATGATGATAAGTTAAAAGAGATTATTCGTAAAACTTGGGATTGGCAACTCAAACATGGGAATGGTTCTTTTACCTTAAATCGATTAAGACAGAATTTAAAGATATATGGTGGTAATCAATCAGTATCTAACTTTAGACCATCTGCAGCAAAATACATCTACAATACCTATGGTAACCAAGGAGTTGTATGGGATATGAGTTGTGGTTGGGGTGGTAGGATGATTGGGTTCCTTTCCAGTGAGTGTAAAAAGTATATTGGTACTGAACCTTCAAGTAAAACCTTTAATGGGTTAGAGAGGTTAAATAACGATATTAATACCATTGGCAAAGAAGTTGAATTACATCAATTAGGTTCAGAAGTATTCAGACCAGAAAAAGAAAGTGTGGATTTATGTTTTACATCACCACCTTATTTTGATACTGAAAAGTATTCAGATGAAGAAACACAATCTTACAAAAAATATCCTACCGAAGATACTTGGATAAATGGATTTTTGAAAGATACAATTTCAAACTGTTATTATGGTTTGAAAATCGGTGGTAAGATGATGTTAAACATTGCAAATACCACCAAATATAAAACCATAGAAGATGATACTATACGATTGTCTAATGAGTGTGGATTTAAACATGTAGATACGATTTATTTGATATTATCATCAGTTTCAGGTAAGGGAGAAAAGTTAGAACCTATCTTTATCTTTGAAAAATAACGATACTCTATCAAAACAATTTAACATATCCTTGATATTGTTGAGGATAATGTAAAACAATAAAATTAGTAAAAAAATTAACATAAAATCCTTTTCGTTTTTGGATATATATGATAGTTATACTCACCCAACCGAGTAAGGGTGTTGGGAAAACTTAACAATTAAAATTAAAATTAAGATTATGGCAAATTCACAAGAATTGTTCGAGCAAATGAAAGATTTATTTACTCAATTTGAAACTGAACATGCAGGTTCTACAAAGGCTGCAAAATCAAGAGCTAGAAAAGCGATTGGAGAATTAAAAAAATTAGTAACTGAATACAGAAAAGTATCCGTAGAGGAATCTAAATAAGAAAGTTACTACAATGAGCAAATTATTCACAGAAAGAATACCATACAAACCATTTGAATTTCCTGTATATTATGAAGAAGGATGGCTAAAACAAGCACAAGCGTTTTGGTTACATACTGAAATCTCTATGCAAGGTGATG